AAAGAGAAATACTCTACTATTGTAATAGCAAGGCAGAATGCAGTTATATCGAGGCTCGAGAACAATTCAGACACAAAGTCTTAGAATCACAAGAATACTATAACGGACATATTCAAGTCCGTGTCCATGGCTCCCACATTATAAACAAATTAAGTAGTAACAGCTAACACAGGCTAATTTCGTGTGTACCAAACCTGACAGTGATGTGTACAGGGACGTAAGACTTGCCGCTACAGCAAGCACTCAATCACTACCCGTATGGATGAAGACTCTCAATGCTAGAGTTTGATTGTTTGAACAGGATTCAATAAAGCTAAAAAGACGCAGTAGCGATACTGCACGTTTGTGTAATATGTTAGCGTATGTTATGCAAGCCGCCGTTGTTAAGACGGAGCTCGAGGTACCGGACAACCGCCTCTGTAATGCTCTAATGCTAAGTGACTGTTATACTCAGATGAAGCAGTTTTACTTTTTTGCCCGCCCTGGGCAAAGAGTGACCATATGATCTAGATGAAACGTGTAAAAGCATCTTACTAAAAAACAAGTTGATGAGTGCTAACGAAATCAACAGACTAACGAAGTTAGTCTTAAAAGAATGGCATTCCTGACTTTTTAGTTGTTTCTAGATTGTCTTTAACTATCTTTGAAATCATAGTTCGTTCGTCCGGACTGAGCATCATACCTTCGTTGTACGAGATACTACCTCGCATATACCAACACAACTTTAATACTTCTTCTTTTATGGCTTTTGACTGATTTTCCAGTTGGTTAAAGTAGTCTAGCATGTCATCACGTGACATGGTCAAAAGCCTTAGACGAAAAAATTACTGTTTTCGAACGCCAATTCTGTTTTATAGGTTTCTTTGCATTCTGTACACTCAATTTCTAAATCTTGAGTTTTGTTTGCTAAGCCAATCTTTTCTACATGTGACTTTAATGTTTCGTACGTTTTCCTATCACAGTTGTCAATAAACTCCCTTACGTGGGCAGTATTTGACACAACAACATCATCAACAACAATACTTTCAATCCCGTCAATTAATGCCTGCACTGTTAACTCTGTGATTTTAGGCAATAGTTTCTTGAACTCTGATTGTTTTTGATCATCGGACACCTCACTACTTGAAATAGTTCTAAGCAAACTCTGCTGTTCAAATCTTGCTTGATTTATTGAATTCAAGCTCTGGAAACTCTGTGGCTTGAACTTGAAAGTAAGTTTTTCATGTGTTAAATCTGGGTATGATGGCGGCGGCAATGTATCCAATAGTTGTCCTAGATCAACTAAATTTTCATTGGTTTCGTTGCACTTTGGGCATGATGATGAAATTTCCATGTCGTTGCCGTAGCTGGTTAATCTAATAGCAATCAGTATAGGATCAAGATCGCATACAGGAATCAACCAAGCACTTTTGATGCTAGGAATACAACTTTGTATAACACTAACAACGCCATCACCGTTCATTAATGCGTCTGGTGTTTTCAACACCAATTCATCCCTGGCGGTCATTGGATAGACAGGTAACTCTCCAGTTTCAGGCATGTCTAAACTGCCTGTGGGCCAGTTGTTGCCCCCCGATGGCAATCGCAAATGTATTGCAGGTTGCCTAAAGTGATTCGCTAAGGGATTAATTGATGGAGTAGTTGTCATAGTGGTTTTTTATTCCTATAAATATAATTGAGCAAAATTATTTATGGTGCAAATTTATGGCAGTTAATATTAATATCCCAACGATTGGTACAGTAACAGCAGACAATGCCGCTACAGAAAGCACCTTGCAGGCGTTGGTGCAAGCTATCAATCAAAACATGGGACAACAACGTAGGCAAGGTGCTGATGCCGCTGCCGCACTAGGTGCAACTGAAAGAGGTGCCCAAGCAACTTCTATTGCTATGGGTGTGGTTGCAGGAAAAACTCGCAACGTGTCTGAATCCATGGCACAGTTCTCGGAGGCGATTAATAAAGATATTGCAGACGCTGGAGGTAACCTAAGTTATGTGTTTGGCGATGTGACCAGATTAATGGGTACATTTGCACTAACATTGACCAGAGCAACAGCTTCGTATGCAACCAATTACAAATCAATTGCAAGCAATCCGATAGGAGCCGCTGTTAACACCACAGCAGGGGCTATTGATTTGTTCACTAGAACAGCTGAATCTCTTGGCGGTGGTTTAGAGAAACTTGGTTTTAAGGCCGCTGCAACACTAAATCCAGTAGCTATGCTTGCTGGTGCGGCTATAAAGGTCGCTGGATCTATAACTAAGGAGTTAGCTCCAGTTATTGGTGCTGTAGCACAGCAACTAAACACAGTGTTTGGTAAAGAACTATCACAAACTGTGGACAACTTTAGAACCTTATCAGCGTCAGGTGCTATATTTGCTAGTGGTATGACAGAAATGCGCAATGCCGCACATGGCGCTGGCATGTCCATGGATGTTTTCACCAGAGGTATTCAACAAGCAGGTGACAGTGTACGTAATCTTGGTTTGGGTTTTTCTGGTGGTGTTGGATTAATTTCTGACGTTGCACACGAGTTCTCGTCAAATTTTAATGAAAATGGACAAAGTCTAACTACGCAGATGCTTAACTTGGGGTTTGGCTTTGAAGATCAAATTGCACTTACTGCTGAGTACATGAGCAGTCAACGAGCAGGCATGACCCAGGATCGAATGCGAACCATGACTCAAAAAGAACTAGCATTGGGTACTGCACAGTATGCTGAAGATTTAACAGTACTGAGAACCTTAACCAAAGAAGATGCCAAAGCCGCGGCTGAGCGAGCTAGAGTTGCCAGCATGCAGGCAGATATAATGGCACAACTTGATCCAGAGTCTGCGCAGAGATTCCAAGGTGTAATGAGAACAATGCCAGCTGAACTGCAAAAAGCCTTTATGGAACAAATGAGCCTGGGCACAGTGGTTGATGCGGCATCTAACATATTCCTCAGCCAAAACCAAGCGGCTCGAGAAGGATTAGCTGAAGCAGAACAGATTGTGCGCAACAGTAGCATGACCTTGGGTGAATCGCAGGAAGCACAAGCAAAAATAAATGCTAGAATATCACAAGAACAGCGTGATATGTCCAGAAGTGGACAGGTTGCTATTAACCAAGCGGCAACTGCAGGTATCGGCGGAGTGATTAGTGAAGTCGCTGGTATGATCAACGGCATCATAACAGGAACACTGTATGATGAAAAAACTGTTGACGCAGCCGCAGGCGCTGCCGAAAGAGCCAGAGCATCAACAGACGAACTCACAACCACAACAAACGCTATAATAGCAAACAGTCAGGCGTTTGCTGTTCAAATGGAAAGCCTGGTCACTGATTTTTTGCCAACGTACAGTAAAACTCTCAACATGGTTAACAATGCTATGTTTGGCATGACAACATTTATGCTAGACTTGATTCCAGGGGTTGACCTAGAAGCCAACTACAAAGAACAAAATCGGGGTGGTTATTCCCAACAAGGTGAGCCCAACTCTCCACCAGGGCAAACTATCAAGTACAGTGCACCTGTAACATCAGGCACAGGAACAATCACAGATATGAATGCCCGAGGTGCTGAGCAAATAAATGCGCGGCTAGTTGACACTACTAAACTAACAGAACAGAATAACAATGATGGTGCAACTGATAATCCTAATCAAGCAATTGTTGAACCTATTGTTGAAAAATTAACAGAGTCAAGTACCCAGTCAAACGACTCAGCGCAAGCACTAATCAATAAAGTAGACGAGCTAACAACTGCATTAAAAGATAGCGAAACAAGAAACAGAGAAATACTAGAAGTGATTGCTACAAACACCGGTAATCAGACTGATCAGACAAGAAAGTATCTAAGTTGGAACAACTAGTAGCGTACTGAAAATAATGGTTAATGTATAAAGCAATAAATACATAACAATCACGGAATCCTAAATGACCTGGCGAAAATATTTTAAAAGTAGCAATATACCTAGCAACGTAAGTCCTATAGGCAGTGGCCGTAGCAGTGGTGCAAACCCTGACTATCGCAACTTTGAAAGCAACTTGCCTGAGGTATACATTGGACATCCAAACCGTACTGAACGTTATAATCAGTACGAGCAAATGGATATGGATTCAGAAATCAACGCCGCACTAGACATCCTTGCTGAGTTTATGACTCAAAAGAACGAGTCCAACGGCACAAACTTTGACATACACTTCAAAGAAACTCCCACAGACAACGAAGTAAAAATCATCAAAGAGCAACTACAGCAGTGGGTTGCATTAAATGAATTAAACAAACGCACATTCAAAATCATACGCAACACCATCAAATACGGTGATCAGGTATTTGTGCGTGACCCAGAAAACTTCAAGTTGATGTGGGTAGAAATGGGCAAAGTTACCAAGGTTATTGTTAACGAAGCAGAAGGCAAAAAGCCAGAGCAGTATTTGATCAAAGACATCAACCCTAACTTTGAAAATCTCACAGTTACAGCAGTAGCCGCAACAGACACATACATGAATCATCCGCAGATAGGTGGAGCTAGTGGTGCTTACACACAGCCAAACACTCCGTATTCAGGAGGTAGCAGATTCAGTCATGCACAAAACGAAACTGCTATTGATGCACAACACGTTTTACACCTTAGTTTAACAGAAGGGTTGGATGCATATTGGCCTTTTGGTAACAGTGTTTTGGAAAACGTTTTTAAGGTTTACAAGCAAAAAGAACTGCTTGAGGATGCTATTCTTATATACAGAATACAGCGAGCACCGGAGCGTAGAGTATTCAAAATTGACGTGGGCAACATGCCAACACACATGGCAATGGCCTATGTAGAACGTGTTAAAAACGAAATACATCAGCGTCGTATACCAACACAAACA